GCAGCTACGATTGCTAGTAGTGGCTTTCTTTTTGCAAAACTTCCTCATTTTAGTGCAACGGCCACGTCTGCTCAAGCAATTGCAAATGGTACAGTAGTTACCGCTGCAATTGATACATCAGTGTCAGACACGCATAGTTTTGTAGATTTAAGTAATAACAAAATTAACTTTTCTGCAACTACTGCTGGAACTTATTTAATTACTTACTCAGCAAAAGTTAATAATGCATCTTCTAATCGTTTTGGTATGTGGGTTCGTAAAATAGCTGCTGGTGGCGCATACATAGCTTACTTTGAAGAAGAAATAAAAACACAAGGTAGTAATGGTTCTTATGCAATGCCTAGTTATACGTTTATGTACTCTTTTGTTGACGGTGATTTTCTTCAAGTAGATTTTTACCAAAACTCAGGTGGTTCGATAAGCACTAATTATGGTGGTGTAGATTGGGCGTTTCAAATCAGTGGCGTTAGGATTGGATAGGAGATAAAAATGACAAGTATATTAAAAGTAGACTCCATCCAAAATGCGGCTGGAACTGCGGCTATGACTATTAATAGTAATGGTCTTGTTCTTCCTAAAAAAGTAGCTTTTCAAGTAAATGCTACTGATACAGACCAAAGTTATACAGCATCTAGCTATGCAAAAATAACGTGGGAAACTGTGGTGCTTGATACTGCTAGTTATTGGGATGCATCTAATCATAGATATACACCACAAGTTGCTGGCTGGTATTTGTTTGGCGGTCAAATAAGGGCTTCATATCCTACTGTTACTCTTGTTGGTTTTAGTATAGCAAAAAACGGCAATACAGATGTGACAGCTATGTATGCACAATTTCAAGTTGCTTCAGATGCTTTCACTAATGGTGAATATCCTCTCCCTACTGGCTTGATTCAACTAAACGGCTCTTCTGATTATGTTGAGGCATATTTTCAATCTGAAGAAAATTGCACAATACATGACAGCGCAACTAGAGCATCAATTTTCTGGGGTATGTTGGTACACCCAACTTAATAGGAGACAAATATGGCATTAACAAAATTAAACAATCAGTCTCTTGCTGCAGTTACGGTTGCAGGTATTCCTATTCGTAGTGGCTCTATTTTGCAAGCATTGAATACATCATTTAATGGTGAGGTTTCAAGTTCAACTACAACGCCCGCAGCAACTGGATTATTGCAAGCTATTACTCCTACATTTGCTAACAGCAAATTATTAGTTCAGGTAGATATTAACGGTGTTTACCACAATACTACTGGC